CAGCCGTTGTTTGATAGCCCAGAGAAATTTGATCTGTTTAAGGCGGCGCTTGAGCGTGAGAGCCAGTTGTTCCAACAATCTAACCAGATCTTGGGTAACTCGGCTACTTTCCGTCGTCAAGCGGCCAATGCTGAGTTTAACGAAAATGACGCGGGTGCTTTTGTTGGTGACATGATCAGCGGTGGTGGGTTCTTCAACTCAATTACCAACGCTGCTGCTCGCCTTGCACGTAGTGCGCAGATGAGCGATGAAGTCGCCGGCAAGACGGCTAAGTTGCTCATGTCTAGTGACCCGGCTGATGTCGCAGCGGCTGTCAAATTACTTGAAGATGAAGCAGCTAAAGCTATTCCGCGTGAAGTCGCATTCAACGCGGCTGAGTTGGGTGCAATCACAGGGACCTCGGCGGCATTCCCATCACCACCTATGGATGAAAGCGCACCTGTGGCTGATATAGCGGCGGACATTTCGGCTGCAAACGCTGCTGGCGCTAACTTGTCTGGCCCGAGTATAGAAGAAGATATAGAAGCAATGTCTAAAAATGTTCCGGGTCGCACAATGGCCGCACCAGCCCCGGCGAAAGACAAAGAAGAAATGTCTCAGATTGAAAAAGATCTATTAGAAATGGGTATGTAAAAGATAAACACCCCGGCCTAATGGTCGGGGTGTTCTGGTTTCTCCATCATTACAAGGTTACGACGCTTGAGCATTATACGTAAATGCCCGGCGGCATCGCTATCACCTTCACTCTCAGCTTGAGCTATAGCCCGGTAAAAAACCGATTGCGGTTTTGACCATTGTAGTCCCGGACCTAAAAGCTCGTACACACGTTGCCAGCAGTTATCAGTTCTACGGGGCTTAAGCCCCACTAAGCAGCCTCAGTATAAAACTGTTGCAACACCTCAGCCAACTGATCAGTGGGGAACTCTTTACCACCACTACCGTCTACTTCACCAATCCAAACTGTTCCTTGGTTCGGCACCCGACCGGGCGCAATAAACAGACCGCCGATCTGTATGTGCCAAGGGCACGCAGGTTCAAATTTCTCCATCAGTAATCCTCCGGGTCTAAGTCTTCAACTATGAGATCTAATAGTTCTGAATGGTCTTTAGGCTTCATCTTATTCTCAAGCCACTTTGCGCGATAACCGCGACGATCATACAATTCATATTCTATGTCGTCCCAGTAGCCGTAGTAATCCAAGTCACTTGAGCAGTCATAAGGGTTACTGCTCTGTGGTTTGTAATATCTAGCGCTGATAACCTCTACCTGACAAGGTATACCACACACCTTGACGTCAATCATATCACCCTCCCTTCGTTTCGTGCAGCCACCGAGCCATCAATAGAGCCTCTGCCCGGTCAGAATGTTTCTTCAAGTTGAGCGGCGCATCCGGAAACATGCGGATAGCTAGAGCACGGCTCATCTCTTTATCGCTGGTTAGCTTGAAATGCTTCTTCCACTGAGCCGGGGCGATGTAAGTCATTTCAAACCGGCAAGCGGCGATTGCTGAACGAGCGCACCCGAAGCTGTCCCCCAGACTGAACACAGATGACACACCCTGACCGGGCATAGCGTTTACCCGCTCAAGCACAACCATAACATATTCATCCGCAGGAGCATAGTTACGCAGTATTTTTATCAACCCCGATGGGTCGACCTCGTTCTTAACGCTGCCCGACCCTTTAGAAACAATCGGCATGTCAACAACGTCAACATACCGACCTTCATTCAAGATACCGATAGCCCCAGACAGGCCGGGGTCAACTCCTATGGTGATCATACGCCTTCAAGCTCCAACACCTTAACGTTCGGATGACTGGTGAGCCACTGGTTATCCCATTGCCCGGCCAATCGCAAAAACCCTTTACCGTAGGGAATGTATTTATACTCACCGCGAGTATATACATCTACTTCACGGTATACACCGTTACGAGCGCGTAGAAACGCTTTAGCTCCATCAATCTTAATCATAAAGGGCTCCAATGTTCGCAGCCGAGCTTCTGCTCAGCCATGCTTAGGGTCATCTTGCTCAAGTCGCAAAGCCACATACCATCTTCAACAGGTATACACATTTCACACGTGCGGCAATGCTTAAGCGGTTGCACCTCACGGACGCAAGCAGGTCTCATATCGCACCACTTACAAGCGAAGCTACCACCATCATCGCTGATACCCGCCGGGCGTAACCGCGCATCTACCAACGTCTTAACTCTATCAAGCAGCCTCTTCTGCTCGGCTTTATCTTCCTTGATGCGGATGACTTCAAACTGCTCATCGTTCTTGTTCAAGGCAACGTATATAGTTCTACGCAGCTTAGACAACGCCATCGTGATCTGAACCTGAGCATAATGTAGAGGCTTTGACTCACGGACACCTTTCTTTAACAGGGCTTTGAAGCTGTCGTTATTATGCGTCTTGATTTCAAGCGCATGGGGTTGAGACTCACGAGCAGGAACGTTCTTCATCACACCGTCCATCTTGGTGATAAAGTGTCCAGTCTCGTCAACGAACTCAAACTGCTTACCGTCTTCCTGCTTGTCCCATACGCTAAACCCGGCGTCACGCAGGTCTTTAACGATGCGGTCTTCCTGCCAGTGACCAGTGCCAAACAGTCTCAACATGCGGCCACTGAACTTACCGCGAGCGAACCCGCGCCAATCAAGCCATATCCTCCGAGTGCACTCTTCACCGATGAACGATGACCCTAGCCGCCCTAAGTATATATCCGACTTCTCATCATTCTTCTCATAGGCCCGATAAATACGGTCTACGATCTCTTGTTCAATAGGTGGTGGTATAGCGACCATAAATATCTCCAGTAAAAGAGGGAGTAGGCCCAACCCCACCCCCTCTAATCATCTTAGTCCCAGGGGTTAGAACCAGATGACGCTGCAGGCTTTTCAGCCGGAGCAGCTTTACTTTCTTTTGGAGACGCCGAGGTGGATGAAACGTCGCCAAAAAGAAACTGCTTAATAGTGTTGCTGTCTTTGTAACCACCAGTACCCTTCTGGATACCGACGATTGCGTTGAACCGCTTGTCTAAGAGCTTGTCAGTGTCGTTAGCGTCAGGCTTACCACAGGCGGTTGCCCAAGCCACGAGCTGTTGGCGACCGATACGCTGAGCAGCCTCGCTCTTGTTGACGATGTTAAAGTTCATCCAGATCCAACGACCGTCGTGCTTACCGCCGACGATCTCGAACTTACCGACGATCATCTCGCCACCACTGGCTGTTTCTTTCTCTTCAGCATCAATTGCCTTTAGAGTGTACTCGCCTTCCGGAACCAGCTCGTACGACGGACCGTCATTAACGTCAACTTCTGACGTGTCAAAACCAAACTTAGCCATATTATTTCTCCTTACTTAGCAATGGGAATGAGTTTTTCGAGATTCTCTATAGTCATCTCGATTTCTTCTGGGCAGCTGTAGCGGTTTTTAGCCGCATATGCTGGGTTCTCAACAAAGTGAAGCAGACGCTCACCCGTAGTAACACCACGAGTCTTGTCCTTGTTGAAGCCAGCATCAGACTTCTTAATAATAACCTTAAACGCAGCGAACGCAAGCACGTCAGCCCACTCCTGCAACAAAGCGTTACAGCGATTAGGTAGCTTCGGCTGATAGCGGTCATACGGCTCAGTGCGCGGGTCTTCAAACTTGACCACGGCAGCGTGAGCGATTAGGATTACGTTCATACCGCGCTTGGTGCGCAGCACGTCCAGACCCTGCAAGATCTCACGGAACTCTTCCGCGACCATCATCTGACCTTTACCATACGCTAAGTCTTTAGCGTCGTGGTTTGCTTCAACATTACTGACGATCAACGGCTCTACCAACCAGTCAACAGAGTCGATGACTACGGTCTTAAAGTCGTGATCTTCTTTGATCAACGTCTTGATGCTACCTACAACATCGTTGATATGCATTGCGCGGGGGAAGCTGGTTACGTCAAGCGAGTCCAGACCATCTTCAGTACTGATGAAGATAGGTTTGGGAAACTGGCTCGCAAGTGTTGACTTACCGATACCGTGCCCACCGTAAACGACAAGTCGAGGCGGAACCTCCTGCTTACCACGACGCAATGTGTCTTGCCAATCTGACATTATATTTCCTTTCTAAGTTATCAATCTTCATCGTCAACAGTGTCAAACAATTCCATCTGACCGAAGTCCCACCTCTGCGGTGCGTACTGGAAGCTATCACGGTCCCAGCTTAGAATGTTGACCACTTCTTCTTGCTCACTGACTACAGCCATGCAGACAGCGCACAATGCCGGATCACCGATCATCAAAAGGTGATCTCCGGGTTTCCAATCAGACAAAACGCGCCGAGCACGGGAAAGCATACTGCCCGTGTCATACGGCCTACGTGGTCGGCTGAACACAGCTTGTAATGACCCGTAACGCTTGGCGTCTGACAAATCTTTAGTGTTGTCGACTTGAACGACAAACACCGTGTTATCTTCATTTTCCATTTTTACTCTTCCTTGTTTTCTTTGTCGGTGTTGGCACTAAGCGTCACAGCCCCAGCTCGCTCAAGCCACTCTATGAGCATGAGAAGCGTAAACTGCCCGGTCAGTGTCACAGCTAACATGAGGTCAGGTGAGTAGAGGACAGAATACTTGCTCGCCAGCTTACCGAATGTACCATTGAGCGAGATCTTGAGGGTGGCGTCAGTGATCTTATCTCCGCTACGCTTTGCCTCAAGGCGTCGTTCATAGATCTTTCGATACTCTTCAACAAACTGCAACCCAAGAGCTTGGGGGACGAACCCGCACTCAAGGATGATGCTTGGGTAGAAGCTGGCTGCGTCAATGTCGCAGATGACTTCGTCCCCGGCGGTGTAGCAAACCTTCTTGTCATGCGTGCTGTGGATACCTCCAACACCTAACTGATATTCACCTGTACCGAACTTGACAGTCTTACCGCCTAAAAAGTCAGGCAACACTACGTGACCCGTATACGGATTCATACTGAACGTATGGTTACGCACCCGGTCAAGCAAACCCTGTAGGTCAGCATCCATGAACTTGAGGAAGCTGGGCGCATCATACCTGACCGTCTGCGGGATAACGTTATCCTTACGCTTGAGACCCATGCTACTGATGTATGCCTGTTCAGCCATCTGAGAGTCTGACTTGCTACGCATATCAACCCCGTAACGACGGCTCATTTCAACCCGCAGCAACAACTCGCCTTCTAGCTGATTAAGAAGTTCTTCAGTTGTGTCTACGTCGTTGTGGCAATACTCCAGTAACATGGGCTCTTGCTCAACTGAGATCTCATCGTCATGTGCGATAGGCATGTTCTGCAGCTTCT